TCTTTACAATGACTACATTCATAGTATGGGTATGTATAGTTGTATTATTATACATACTATTAAGAAACATTCATCATAATTATTAATCACAATAACAGGAGAGGTGGCTGAGTGGTTTAAAGCGACTCACTGCTAATGAGTTATAAGTAAAACTTATCGAAGGTTCGAATCCTTCTCTCTCCGTTCTTTGCGGGTATAGTTTAATGGTAAAACTGTAGCCTTCCAAGCTATTGTTATCGGTTCGAATCCGATTACCCGCTTAGGGATTCTTTCCCTTTCCATCCTTATCTTTTTACTATGACACTTTCTTTTGAATCAACTCATGAGTATTATATCAAGGATCCAGTAATCCTTTGGTGTAAAGAGCATGATGGTCTTGTTATTAGCCAAGACTACAGTGACAGTGTACGGTTTACTGGTATTGATCAGGAAACTATTAAGAAGTTTATCAATGGAGTATTCGAACATTACCCCGAATTGGCAAAAGAATTCAGGGAAACACCCAAAGAGGAAGCTAAAACCTCAAGCACTGAGGCAAGCTAAGATAAGAACCAAGGCGCTCAAGAAGCGTCTTCTTTTTTATTCACAATAACTGGAAGCCCTATGAAGTATCACATTGAATTGGAATCTGGACGGGATTTCATCATGAACACTGACAAAGATGTTTATGAAATTGCCTATGAAGCTTATGAAGAAGCTTGCCTCATGGATGACTATCTAGTCAACATCACACCCATTTGCGACGTTTAACATGAAACCTGAACTAATCAAAGCACTATTATCACATGCCCATGGTGAAATTTCTTATCACAAAGCCAATGTTAATGTATACCTCAGTAATCCTGTTGGCATTGGTGAACATTCTGATGTTATGGGAGCTATCACAAATGAACTTGAACGTATAGCTTACTATGAAGATCAAGTACAAGTAATAGAGAAGTATTTTAAATGACTAAGAAACCTTATTACCCTAACAACTGGAAAGCATACAAGGACACACCAGCTGAATTATTTGACAGCATAGAATACGATGAGTTTATGAGTTGGAAAGTTGCTGGTTGGGAGATACCATCTTCTGTTAAATGTATAATCAGGGAACACAACATCAGGACTGGTAAAGTAAAAGAGAAAGTGTACTCAAGTAAACTAAGAGCTGAACTTGCTTTAAGTAAACAGATGGAATCAGGTGAAAGTGATTTTGTTATTTGTAGTGACACTGCTATAGTTAACTTAAAAACGGAGGATTATTATGACGAAGACGATTGAAGAAATCTATTCTTATGAGAAACAAGCATTAGATTTATTAAGTAAAGATCATCCACATTATGAGGAGATTAAAGTATTATTAACTGAACAAATCAATGATGAAATAGGACAGATCTATGCCCAAAACCATTCCAAAGGAGCTAATTGATGAACAAGTTGAACTTGAACGAACACAAGTAAGTCAAGGACTCAAGCGTTTACAAGATAATACTATTAAATTAGAGGATAAGAGCTACGCATCTGCCACTATATATGGTATAGCATCTATCGATTCTCTATTACCGAGATTAGTCAAACGTATAGAGGATACAACTAAACGTATACATGAAGGGCATACTGGTGTAGCATTCAAGGACATACATAGATACCTCAAGGATTTAGAGCCCTTAGCGGCTGCTGCAATCGCCTGTAAGGTGACCTTTGATAAGGTGTTTAGCTTTAAGGAAGGTAGCAACTTTGCAGTCAATGTATGCGATTCTATAGGACATGCTATCGAAGATGAGTGTCAAATGAGACACTATGAGACTAAGGCACCAGCATTACTTGAGACGCTTAAGACTAACTACTGGCATAAATCTATAGGTACTCACCAAAAGATTGTAGTAATTCGTACCTTAATGAATCGATGTGAAGTTGAACCATGGGTTGCATGGGGTAGATCAAAGCGTGTTAAGTTAGGAGGCTGGTTACTTGATTGTATTATGAAATCTAGTGGTTGGTTTACTCAAGAAAAGATAAGAGAAGGACGGAAAACTACTACATATGTACTACCTACAGCTGAGTTCTTAGATATTAAGGATCAGGTGATGGATACAGCTGAACTATTCAGTCCATTAGCATGGCCAATGCTAGTCCCTCCAAGGGATTGGAGTAACGATGAACAAGGCGGTTATATGCTCAATGAGATCATGAAAGGTCACGACCTTGTAAGGAGAGGCGAGCGCCACCGTATACAGGGAGAAACACCACTAGCCTTCTTGAATAAGATACAGAAGGTAGGATATAAACTAAATCCCTTTATAGTTGAAGTCGCTGAGACTTTACAAGAGAAAGAAATTAGTGTTGGAAAATTCCTCCCTATTATCCATTATGATCTACCACCTAAGCCAGTAGATATAGCTGAGAACAAGGACTCAAGGAAGGATTACAGGAGAAAAACAGCTGAGGTTTTAAACCGTCAAGCTCAAGAAACTAGGCGGTCATGCAGAACACGTATGACTATGGAAGCAGTCAGGAGGTTTAAAGATCGTGAGAGGTTCTATATACCTTGGTCTTTTGATTACCGAGGTCGTGCTTATCCTATACCCGCATTTCTTACTCCACAAGATACCGACTTTGGTAAATCATTATTGGTCAGCGCTGATGCAGCTCCTGTCACACATGATGCACATAAATGGTTAGCTTTCCAATGTGCAACATGCTGGGGTCTGGATAAAAGTACTTGGGATGAAAGACAACAATGGGTTAAAGATAACTTATTCACAATAACGAGGGTAGCTACTGATCCTATTGGTAACCTACCTGATTGGGAAAGCGCTGAGGAACCATGGCAGTTCCTCGCCAGTTGTGAGGAATATTACAATTGTGTCGTTACTAAGACAAGGACGCACACATCATTATTAGTAGCAACAGACGCTACATGTAGTGGTCTCCAGATTCTAGCTGGATTAGCTCGTGACCGCAGTACAGCACAACTCGTCAATGTGTTGCCTTCTGATAGACCACAAGACGCATATGCAGTAGTAGCAGATAGATGTAAAGATAACATCCCTGAAAACCTGCGTAAACACTGGGATCGTAAGTGTGTCAAACGCACCGTCATGACCATACCATATAATGCTAAACCATTTAGTAATAGGTCATACATCAAGGACGCATTAGAAGAGAAAGGTGTTGAAATCTCCAAAGATGATCTTACTTTAACTGTTAGAGCAGTTAGAGAGGCAATGGCTGAAGTAGTTCCAGGTTGTCTTTCAGTTATGAAATGGATCGAAACAGAAGTAGCAAAGACTATTAAGCGTGGTACAGATAGACTAGTATGGGTAACACCATCTGGTTTCGTTGTATCTCAATGCTTAATGAAGAAGAAAGTAGAGACAGTTGACCTTAAATTATTAGGTCGATGTAGACTTACTGTTGCTACTGAAGATGGAGATAAAGTAGATATATCTAGACATAAAGCAGCAACTGCTCCTAACTTAATACATTCACTTGATGCATCACTATTACATTTAAGTGTTAACCGATTCGATGCACCTATAGCATTGATACATGATTCAGTATTAAGTAGAGCTACAGATATGAGTCTCTTATCAACTATTGTTAGAGAAACATATATGTATCTATTTGCGGAGCATGATTACTTAACGGACTTTGCTACTCAAATTGAGGCAGAGACTGACCCTCCAATTATTGGCGATCTTAAACCAGAGTCAGTAATTGATTCCACTTATTTCTTTTGTTAAATGTATTCATTATTCGATAGCTTCTTTGCACCTCCAACAATAGTTGTTGTGTCTGAAGAAAGGCTAAAAGCAGCAGAACTCAAGGCTAAAGAAAAGCAACTACTAGAAGTTAAGGTACGGATAGAACAATTACAAGAGTTCTATGATAAGTTAGATGCTGAAGTAAAAACACTCCAACCATCTAAGGAACCTGAATCTCTAGAGGAGGCTTTAACTGGTGCCTAGAACCATACACAAAACTGACAAACCTGTACAACTTGAAGGGTTTCAAGCTATACTAGCACCTAGTAAGTTTGGATATTCTCTCTCGGCTATAGTAGATAGTAACACTATCGATACGTTAGAAACAGAACGGACTGAAGTTCTTAAATGGGCTGAGTCAAAATTAAAAAATCCCAAGCGCAGTACTTTAAAACCTGAGCCATGGGAAGAAGTTGCAGAAGGTAAGTATAAAATCAAGTTCTCATGGAATGAGGACAATCGTCCACCTGTTGTTGACACAGAAGGTGTACAAGTAACTGACACTAAAACTCCTTTATATGCAGGATCTACTGTTAAACTGGGTTTCTATCAAAAGCCTTATATTCTACGGGATGGGGTTACCTATGGTAGTTCTCTCAAGTTGGTTGGTGTTCAAGTTGTATCAGTGAAAGGTGAAGCTGGTGTAGATACTGGGGACTTAGACGCTACGGAAGTAGCAGAACTATTCGGTACTACAGCAGGATTCAAAACAGCAGATCCAAACGTAACACCTACCACCAATGACGAAGAAGAAGACTTCTAAAGAAGAATCTCTTGAATGGGCAAAGAAAGCCTTTGCTAAATTAAAAAATAAAAAGAACATTAAATTCAGGTCTAAGCTTGAAGAAAATATCGCTAATTTACTGGAAGGTTTGGGAGTATCTTATGAGTATGAGTCTGAGAAACTTGGCTATACAATTGAGCATACTTATACTCCTGATTTTGTTCTCCCAAACTATACTTACCTTGAAGCAAAAGGATACTGGGATCCAACCGACAGAAGAAAAATCCTTGCTGTTAAGAAGGGAAACCCAGATGCAGATATAAGGATGGTATTCCAATCACCTTATAATACAATCAGTAAGAAAAGTAAAACAACGTATGCCCAATGGTGTGATAAACATGACATACCTTGGACGTCATACCATAATATTCCACTCGAATGGTTAATCTAACCAACGAATTCGTAAGGCACCTGCCTTGCGGTAATTGCGGTTCATCAGATGCAAATTCTTTGTATTCTGATGGACACACTTACTGCTTTGTTTGTCATAATCGAACAGGCAGTAATGATGTTATTCACAATAACCAAATGTCAAAATCAGTATACCTTACTGGATCAGCCGAACGGTTGCATAAAAGGAATATATCTGAGAAGACTAATAAATT